TGGGTTTCACGACTCAGTAGTATATCTAGCCAGGCGCGAAATGGATTTACAAAAATATCCATTTTATTGGACCCCAGAAACACAATACAATTTACATCGTCGTGTAATTATTCCTTTTACCTGGCGTAATGAAATTATTGGCTATACAGCAAGAACATTTGACGAAGGTGTAAAGCCTAAGTATCATTCAAGTTACGAACCCAACTACGTATTCAATGTTGATCGTCAACGACCTAATGACAAGTTTGTTATTGTAGTAGAAGGGCCATTTGATGCTATGGCAGTAGATGGTGTAGCTGTATTAAGTAATGAGTGTAGCGAAACGCAAGCAGACATCATCGACGGTTTAGGCCGTGAAGTTATTGTAGTTCCGGATGCAGATCGGGCTGGCGCAAAGCTAGTTGATCAAGCTGTTGAGTATGGTTGGTCGGTAAGTTTTCCAGTTTGGCAAGACACACACAAAGACGTAGCAAGTGCTGTAGAAGCATTTGGTAAGTTATTTGTTATCAAAAGCATTTTATCAGCAAAGCAATCGAACAGATTAAAAATTGAGTTACGTAAAAAGAAAATATATAATTAAGTATGTCAAAAAATGCATTACTTGTTGGTTGTGGTAGTCGATCTGGGTTAGACTTAACTCATGCGTTTATAACGGCAGGCTATACAGTTGACTTAATATCTTCGGCTGAGTCGGTACCGGGCGTTAGACAATGCCAAGTTAATTGGGCGACCCTAACACCAGCCAGTATTGAAGCCTTTTTAAAAGCCAGTACCGAGTATGACGTTATCGTTTTTAACCAAAATGCACGTGCCTTAGATCCTACGTGTTATACAGCCGACAAGTTTAAGACATTAGAATTGTGGTCAAAGGAAAAAGCATGGAACCAGGCATACTTTAATAATTGTATATTACCATTCCATATTGTACATACACTAGGCAATCGTTGTGGTAAGATAGCCTGGATGTTGTCAGAAATGATATATAATCATACCCCGGGAGTTGGGTATGCAGATTATATAGGACACAAGTATCAGAACTATGTACTAATGAAGGCATTTAGTCAACAATACTGTTGTGTAGGAATTAATAGAGGACGTATAAAAATAATACCGGAAGATGTTGTTACTCTATTAGAGTCTGATCTAGCAACAGGCCGGGTATTTTACAGTGATGGTACAGAAGATAAAAATTTTAATCGGATAATCAATGAGTAAAGAATATACAGCAGATATACAAAAATTATTTTTAGAAATGATGATGCAAGACGCTACAAGCTATGTGCGTGTGCAGAACATTTATAATCCTGAAAACTTTGATCGTAGTCTTAGAACTACAGCAGAGTTTATTAAAACACACAGCCAAGATCATAAAACATTACCTACATATGAACAGATTAAAGCTGTTACTGGTGTTGAATTACGACCTATTCCTGATGCAGGGGAAGGACACCAAGAGTGGTTTATGTCAGAGTTTGAGGGCTTTAGTCGACGCATGGAATTAGAACGTGCTATTCTTAAGTCAGCTGACTTGCTAGAAAAGGGCGAGTACGATCCTGTAGAAAAATTAATCAAAGATGCTGTACAGATTAGCTTAACTAAAGACATGGGCACAGACTATTTTGAAAGTCCTAGGGCACGTATTGACAAATACTTTAACTCGGGCGGACAAGTATCAACAGGTTGGCCTACTATGGATAAGATCTTATACGGCGGATTTAGCCGTGGAGAACTTAATATCTTTGCTGGTGGATCGGGTTCGGGTAAGTCATTAGTAATGATGAACATTGCCTTAAGTTGGTTACAAGCAGGCTTAAGTGGAGTTTATGTTAGTTTAGAATTGAGCGAAGAACTTTGTGCCCTACGTACAGATGCTATGTTAACAGGAATGAGTACTAAAGATATTCGCAAAGACATTGATACTACTGAACTTAAAGTTAAACTAGTAAGTAAGAAAGCTGGGCGTTATCGTGTTAAAGCATTGCCGGCGCAAAGTACAGTCAACGACATTCGTGCTTACTTAAAAGAAGTACAAATACAAACAGGTATTAAAGTTGACTTTGTTATGGTTGACTACTTAGACTTAGTAATGCCAGTGTCAGTTAAAGTAAACCCAAATGATCAGTTTATCAAAGACAAATATGTAGCAGAAGAATTGCGTAACTTAGCCAAAGAGCTAGGCATATTGTTAGTTACAGCGTCACAGTTAAATCGTAGTGCTGTTGAAGAAATTGAGTTTGATCACAGTCACATTGCTGGTGGTATTAGTAAGATTAACACAGCAGATAACGTATTTGGTATCTTTACAAGCCGTGCTATGAAAGAACGCGGACGCTATCAGATTCAGTGTATGAAGTCACGTAGCTCAACTGGTGTGGGACACAAGATTGACTTAGAATACAACATCGAAACTATGCGTATTACTGACCCAGGCGAAGAAGGTCAAGAAAGCCATGCCGGTGGGCCACCCAGGATTGCTAGCAGTATTATGAATCAAATTAAAACAACTACTACATTAAACCCTACAAGTGGGCTACCCCAGGCAAAAGAGGGGTGGAGTTTAGATGAAAATACGGCCCCACCGCCAGGTTCTAGCGTAGAAAGTAGTAAATTAAAGTCAATGCTTGCTAGCCTTAAAGCCAAGTCTGAATAGATTGTAATAAATACAACATAAACTGGAGCATACCTTGCAAAAGAAGGCCCGTAGCATTTTAGACGAATTAGACACGCTGCTAGTACACAAAGATCGTGAGAATCTTGTGGAAAGCCGTGCCACCCATGTTATTCAGGGTGCAATTAATCTAATCAATTATATTCGCGAAAACTACGATGCTGAGCAAGCAGGAGAGCTGGAACGCAGACTAATCAATAGTATCCGTACCCAAGAGCCAGAGAAATTCAAACGCGGTGTACGGAGAATTGGCAATGAAGATTAATGAAATAGTCAATGAAGCAACAAATTGGCTAGGCGCAATTGGCGCAGGTATTCCCGGTGTTGGTGATGCAATACAAGCCGCCAAGCAGGCTAAATCAAACTCTGTTGGTGCGATTGCTGGGTACGGGCAAGTACTAGGTATGCTTAAACGTGGTACACCAGCAGATCAAGTTGAACAAGAACTAATTACAAAAGGCATGAAGCCAATTGATGCACAACAGCTAGTTAAAGATGCTGCTTACGAATTAAAATCTAAGGTTGACTATAAAACATCACGAGCTCAGCAACAGGCTGATGCTACAGCCGCGCCAGAAGAAAAATTTATCGACCAATTTAAACTAGATCCGGGCGGTACTGGTGTGGTAACACACGGAACTAAAAAGTATGTAAGAGATGAAAACGGTAACTGGGTATTCTTTGGATCTAAGCGAACAGTAAGCCCAGCTGAAGAACGCATACTAGATCAAGTTTCCCCACTAAAAACTAAAGCAACAACACCTCCTGTATCAAAACAAAAACCAATTTCAGTAACCGACCGTGCTGGTGTGGTGTTTGACTATGATGATGCTAGCCGAAGCTGGTATGCTGGCGCAGAGAAAGTAACAGATCCTGCGGCAATACAAAAGTTAAATAAAGCCGCAGAAGTACAGTTCCAAAATAGACAAATGGCGCACGAATAATGATGTATCTATATGAAGGTGGTAATGTATTTGATAACACAGAGCCTGTAGCGAAAGAAGATGTTCCTACAGTAGTTGGCACGGTTACACGTGAACTTCCTAGCGCACTAAAGGCCATTCCTGATATTGGATCAGCTGGTTACAAAGTAGAGTCTGGTGATATTGATTTATTCTTAGACGAACGTGCTACCTTAAAAAACTTTAATGCCGAAGACCCACTTTCTGGTAAAAAATCTCTACAACAATATTTTATAGCCAAGGGCTATGACTCAAAAATTAAAGGTCGTAACGTACACGTTGATGTTCCTTATATAGCCAAGCGTGATGGTAAGCAACGTTTTGGTCAAGTTGATTTAATGGTAATACCCGATGCCAAGCGTGTTGCTGATTGGCACCAACATGGTCCTCGTGGCATGTACGATGACCCAAATTTCAAAGCAGATCAATTGTTCATTCTATTAAACAGTATTGGTAAGTTTTTAGGTCTTAAAACAGATGCATTTGGTGGTGTGGTTATGCGCCGGGATGACAACACAGTGGTTGCAGACACCCGTGAAGCAGCAGCAAAATTACTTTTAAACCCAGGCGCTCATGCAGCAGATTTAAATTCAGTGGCAACAGTATTAAAAGCATTAGAAGGTGACCCCGACCGCGAAGGTAAGTTAGCGCAGGCCAAACAAGACCAAGCCAAGGGGTTACTAACACTTCCAGAAGACGTAGCACCAGGAACAGCCGCATGGTTTAGAAAGATGGGCCATGTGTTATGAGATTTTTTGAAATCAGTGACGAACTAAGACGTAATTACTTGCACCGTGCCGGTAAACAAGTTGATCGTAGACTTGACCGTATGGCACAAGTGCGTGACCGTCTCAACAAAGGCTATGAAATTTATCACGCAGATCGTCCAGCTGGCTCTGCACAGATAGTAGATCGATTTGACGCAGATACTCCTGCACTAGCAAGACAGTACTACGAACGGTTTATTCAAGACTACGAGTCAGATGTAGACTTTGATCTACGCTTACGTCGTGCCACTGGTATTATGGAAGATGCTGGACAAGATTATCTATGGCACGGAAGTACGCAAGAAATCCCTATACTTACACCAAGACAAGCAAAAGACACCGGCGGAGCCGCTGGTAGTAATCAAAATGCTATCTATGCTACATCAGATCCAAAATTTGCTATAGCCATGGGACTTACTGAACGAGGTTCTGACACTGGCATGTTTCCAAATGATCCGCAGATGGTTTTATTCAGTGGCAAGATACGACGTGGTCAAAATGTATATCTACACAAACTACCATTTAATGGCCCAGATGGTAAGCCACAGTTTGTTCAAGGTGGTAATACCAGAGAGTTTCATTCTGTGCCCAGAGTACAGTCTATTAAACCTATAGAAATAAAAGCAGTTCCTGTAGACAAATATCTAAACTTGATTAGGACTGCTACTCCGCAAGACTTAGAATTGCGTAAAAAATATATGGCAGAAGTAACTTTAGTTCCTAGTGTTGCCAAAAGTAAGCGTGAACACTTAGATGTCATGCCTAACGATGGCCGACCTATTCCTCCGGGTCAAGAAGCAGAACACTTGGGCAACCTAGTAGCAGAAATGGGCCGTGGTTATCAACTATGGTCTTGGGTGGATCGTGGCACGGTTACTTACTATGTATTTGATACTAATACTCGTACTAGTCAACTTGGTACAACGGGTCGCCCTTATAAGACAAACCGCAATAGTTTTGTTGTACAGGGTGTATACTCCGGTCCTAAGAATCGCTATCGTGCCGCAGACCTATATGCATTCTTAATCCTAAGTCGTGGCTTAACTCTAGTAAGCGACAACAAGCAAAGTGAGGGCGGATATCGAGTTTGGCAAGAATTAGAAAAGCGTTACGGTAATGAGATTAATGTACACGGATTTGATACTCGAACAGATCAAGGTGTTAATGTAACCACGCAAGATGAACCAGACACGCATGTTGACCGTGCTACTGTTAAAACGGCAGGTCCTAAAATGAAAAAAGAACTAGGCTCTATCAGTAGAGACTTACGATTTGTAGCGAGCGCAAGATGAGAGCAAAAGAATTTGTTATTGAAGGTGGATGGGATTCTGTTAAAACACAGGGCACAGTCCTACATCCTAAAATTGTTAGCGTAGCTCTACAAGTTGTTGATCGCTTTGTTGCTGAGTTTAATAAACAATATGCTGCACAAGTAGGCGAAATACGTCGTGGCCGTGCTACCGGAAGCAGTGCTTACCACGAGCAAGATGCTGTAGAAGATCCAGAAAAAATATATGGCGACATTGATTTACAAATGGTTGCGCCGGAAGCAGAAGGACAAGGTTACACACAATTTACAGCATATTGGAACAAGTTGGCCGATGACTTTATTAATACAGGTTTGCCTTATGTAGAGGTTGGTGAAAAACCAGGACACCCTACATTTCAAATTGGTGCTGATGATTTTGTACAAGTAGACTTTATGTGGCATCCAGAGAGATTAGAAAAATGGGGCGCCACCCGTGTAACCCCTGAACGCGGAGTCAAGGGTCTATTAACAGGAAATATGTACAGCGTACTTGGCGAACTGCTTGATCTAAGTATACAACACGCCGGAGTACAATTAAAAGTACAAGATGGACAACACGTGCCATTTAGTAAACAAAAAGACACACAAGTAATTACAGTTAGCACCAACCCAGCAACATTTATATACGATACGTTCAAGTATGAAGCCAACCAATTGGGAATTGACAAGCCACAAATTGATCCAATGTTGAAACAGTTTCCCGGCAACAACATCGACGATGTTAAGATAAGTAAGTTAGTCAATGGTGTTAAAGGATTTGCACGTAGTTGTGAGATTAACGGAATGTTTGGCCAAGGCGACTTTGCCAACTTTACAGATGCACAAGACTTTATTAACAAGTTCTGGCAACGTTATAACGAAAAAGCACAAATTGATATAGCCGGAAAGAAACGCGATAAAGCCGCAACACCGGATGCTATAGCAAGAGCCAATAGCGATAGAGAAAAGATACAACAAGGCCTAGACATGGTCAAGGGTTATTTCCAATGAATTTAGATTTTATTCAAACTTTATTTGAAGCAGATGCAAGTCCGCGGATCCCTCACCCCGAAGACAGTATCTTCAATGGATCAGCTGAAGCTGCTAGATACATTGCTGGCCTTAAAGAAGTTATTGCCAAGCCCGGCGAAGTCAGTATCAAGTGGGATGGCGGCATAGCATTGGTATTTGGTTACACACCGGCTGGCGAATTTTTTATCAATGACAAATACATGCCCAAAGGATATTTTGCCAAGAGTCCCAATGATTGGCAAGTATACGATACAACTATAAAGAAATCTAAAACAGCTCGTACTGATCTGTATACTAAACTTGAACTGATTTGGCAAGGTTTAAAAGCTGATGTTACTGCACGAGCTGTATTCAAAGGCGACCTAATGGCAGTTGGTAAAGAAATAAAAACCAGCAACAACATGTTTATATTCAGTCCAAACACAGTTGAGTACCGGGTACCAATGGATTCCGGTGTAGGAAAACTAATTGCAGGTAAAGTTGGTATCATTGCAGTACACCAAATGGACGGTACACCATGGGATGGCAAGAGCGGTATGAGCAATGCTGGTGATGTTGCTGTGTTAAGTCCAACAGCCGGTATACAATTTACATTAAATGACCCTATACAATTAGTCAAGGCAGCCGAATCGACATTGGCAAAAGATGGCATACTAGCAGATCAATTTTTATCTGGTATTACTGGTGTAGCCCGTGATGCTATCAAACAGTATTTTAACAAAAAAATAACAGCACAAACAACAGATACTATCAATGACTGGTTAAAAACTAATGCGCCAGCACAGTATAAAAAATTAATAGGTGACAATAACGAAGGCTACCTATATATTAATCAAGATGGATACGAGTCATTGAAGGCTGTATGGAACGCCATGTATGCACTAAAAACTAATTTAGCGGCTCAATTAGAGCCTCAAGTGAAGGGTTTTGAGCAATGGACTGGCAATCAACAAGCCGGTGAGGGCTTTGTATACAATAGCAAAACTGCCGGCATGATTAAGCTGGTAAATCGCGGAGTATTTGGCGCCGCGCATTTTAACAAGTAAAATACCATTTTTTCCTAGTTTGTATAAATAAATGTATGCAGAGATGCACATATATTAAGGAGATTTAAAAATGGCAATCCAAACACGTTACGCAGGTGATGCAAATGGTATCAACAACGTTGATGCAAAAACAGACGGTACATTAGGTACTATTATCGCTACAGGTTTAACAAAGAACCCAACAGCAATTAAAATTACATTAGGCAAGAGCCAAACTTTTGCTCAATCTGATTCAGCAACAGGTGGTCCAGTTGAAGCAATTCTAAAGCAAATCGCTATCGACTCTACAATCGTTATGTATCAAGTTGACAGCGATCGTTTAAGCGTTTTAGTTGAAGCTTACGGTTCAGGCGACAGCACAGTAGCAGCACGTATTGCTACATTGGCTAACGCTAGTGCTACATTAGGTACAGGTAACGTTTGGGCTAACGCTGCAACATTATCTAGTACAACAGGTTTCAAACTATATTAATCATTGATTAGTTAAGTTTTTAAACTAACAAAAGAACGCACTTTATAGTGCGTTTTTTTATGGCCGCTAAATATCTATATGAGCAACTTACAGTTCTTCCACGGTTATACACTAGTAGACATTACAGCTACCGGCGTGACACGAGCCACTGAACATAATGAACTTGAGCGTAATCAAAATCGTAATTGGGAAACAGTATTACAATGCATTGGATTGCGTACACAACCCCATTACATTCAAGATCCTACACCGACAACAGTATCCGACGTTGGCATTGCTGAGTTTGGTGACTTTTATACCGGAGAACATCGTGTTTGGTTTTGGCAATGGGCCACAGAAAACACAGGCGTCTATGATGTAAATCAAAAACATCTAGCTGGCTTATTGCAAGATTTTGAACAAGTGCCGGTGGTCACAGGATTGACAGAAACAGCACGTTTTATGTTGCCTATATTCTATCCATATGGCACTATCAAAAACATATACTTTACGCAGGTATTTCCTAGCTAAATAGTATAGATGCTACGGCACCCATTATGGCTCATATCATGGCTTACACAGGCTCACAACGATTGCATCGCTAACTAAAAGCGAGAAATAGATGTCTTCTACTACAGATATAGAAAAAAAGAGCTTAGAGGCGCATGTGGAATTATGTGCGGAAAGATACTCTAACTTGGAAACAAAATTAACTAACCTAGATAATCGTATGGATAAACTAGAAGGTCATATCGTTGACATCAAAGACAGCCTAACTAGAGTCGGTGGCGAAAGCAATAAAACACTGATCACAATTGGCACTGCTGTATTTGTAGCATTACTAACAGCCGTGTTGGGCGTGGTAGTACACCTAGCAACCAAATAATGAAAATAGTCGAGTTATTAAACACTTTACACGTTGCAATAACCAACGAACAAGCAGACCTACTAGGTCGCTTTGATAACGACTCAAAGATCCTAAAAAATTCTCTAAATGAAAGAGAACAATTAATTGCAAATCAACTAACAACGCAAGACATACTATTACGTCGTGCGAATGAAAATGGCCAAATCACATACTCGAAAAAAATTCGATAAACCAAGCCCACGAGAAGTACGTCAACTCACAAACCTTGCTACAGACTATATTAAGGACTGGACGTCTCGCGAGCTAAACAATATACAGCAATCGGTAGCATCACCCTTATGTATACCGGTTAAAAATGGGTACAAAATTGGTGGATATCGTCTAACTGTATATCCCAATAAAACCTGTGATGTTTACAATCATTGCCACGAATTTGTGCATAGATTTGAAAACAAAGTATCGGCGATACTCTATACAATTTACACACTCAAACACAAGTATTATCAAGCAGATGATATCATGCGGTGGGATCGAGAAATAAATAAAAATTACGTAGACATGTTAAATTTACGCCGTATAATTGACAATGCTACAAAAAATAAGGACTATGTAACCGTTGATAGTAGGTTAGCCCGCCTAGAAATAGCAGAAACTAAGCTAACTCTAGCCCGGGAAGAAATATCAAAATTGCATAAGACTGCTAAATACTATAAAGTTTGGGAATAAACAAAATGAGACTCTCTGAAATGCACACAGCAGTAACACCACAAAAGATTAATAAAATCACGGAAAGCCGCTTTGGCTTTACAGTTGATTATGATAATCTAACTTATGCTAAAGCTCAGCGTTTAGCTACAGCACTTGGTGAAAATATCACACAAATTAAAAAATCATTCGGCGCACATACTGCAGAAAAAAATCCTCGTTATGTTGAATTGATGCTTGTTAAAGAAGGCCTAGATAAATGGCTAAAAAGCGAGCAAGGTTTATTTGAATCCGAAATGGGCAAAAGCGAAGCTGTACTAGCTGCCAAAGATATTGTTGACAGTATCCAAGACATGTTAGAAAAAGTAAGCAAAATCCAAAACGAACAAGTACCTGCACTAGTTGACACTATCCGTGATCAAATTGGTACAGAACAAGCTGATGCATTTAAAACATCTATTACTCCTGTACTAGATACATTATATCAAGCTATGCAATCTGGTCGTGAAACAGCCGACACATCAGTTCGTGCATTAAGCGGTGAACAAATTGGCGGCGGTATGGACTTAACTGGTCCCGAACTTGGTGTTGAGCCAGGTGCAGATGCTGGCTTAGATGCAGCTCCGTTAGATAGCGATTTAGATACTGATGTTGATGGCGATGGTTTTGATACAACCGACGCTGCTGTTGGTGGTAGCATTGACGACACCGAAGAGCCAGAATTAGGCCGCGAACGTCGTTAATATGCGTATTACAGAAATCATTCGCGAAGACCTTGACGCCGGTCAAGACATTAGTCACAACGATAAAGCTCAGGCACACGGCTATAATGACATCATGGATGCACTTGTAGCCGCACAATCTGAGTTAGCATTTCAACACGCAATTCCAAGAGAAGAAGCTAGTAAAATTGTTGACATGGTTAATAACCAACGTGGCGACAACAGTTTCCGTTGGACAGATTTAAACGACGCAATTAAATCTGGACAATTTAAAAGTGTAGTAGAAAAGGTTGAACCAGACGAAAAGACTGGTGTAAACTACATTTATTTTGTAACTCCTGAGACGCAAATACAAACAACAGATGCTGATCAATCGGGCGGTGGTAGCATGGGTAGTGGCCCGGATCCACGCAAGACGGTTAGCCAAATGGCTAAACGTGCCGCTGGCGCCTAACTAAAAACCAATTGACTTTTTAAAATAAATACCTTATAATGGTATAAGGAGAATCGTAATGAAAAAAATTATACTTGTTTTATTATTAAGTATCTGTTCCTTAGCGCATGCCGACCGGTGGCGCCAC